AATATACAAATAATGGTTCGTACATTACAGATTTTTTTATTGATTTGAATGTTGCTTTCACACCTGAAAACATACAAACCTTCGCACCAATAATTAAGATTTATGCGACACAAAAGTTAAATCAATTTCAAACTAATTACATTCCACCACCTCAAACAGTTCCACAACAAAACAATAATAGTGTTGTTGCTTTTGCATTACTTAAAAGTGGGGGTACTGTTAATGTTGAGAAAAGAGGTTCTACGTTCCGTACTACATATTATAATGGTGATAATGTTTTGTTATTCGAAAGTGCTTATAGTACTCCACCATCAACTGATGTTTTTACAATTTCTGGTTCTGAAATTTATTATACAACAATAATAAACCAAACAATAACTGGAATTTTTGGTAGTACATCAACAAATCCAACCTCACCACAATTTATTACGACTTTTGATAGAGTTGTACCTTCTTCATATACCCCTGAACCAAATTCCACAAATAGAGATAATTCTTCAGCATTCTATGAGGCAATGACAAATTATTTGTCAAAGGTTGATGGGTTTCTAAACAAGGTCGTTGATTCTACTATGATTGACGTAAGAAATTCACTAGATGCTATTCAGATTAACGCTGAGGAAAGAGACCAAAGTGTATTACAAGGTGAACCACAACCAAAACTTGAGATATGGGAAATGTTCAAAGCTCTAAATGATAAATGGATTGCAGGTGGTGATTTCAAAACTAAAACTTTGTTTGAAGATGTTTTGTTGTTAGATAGAGCAAGTAGGAATATTGGAGATAAAGTTTTAGTTGATATATACAAACTTAAAGATAGATTACAAGGTCTTATAGAGAGGGATATTAATAAGACTACTATGTTGATTTTGGTTCAGAGTATTTTGGTTGAAAACAACTTTGTTGTAATGAATATTCCATCATATGTAAACTTCTATGGTGTACAAGATGCTATTAAAAATCCAAAACCAAAAATAGAAGGAACTTTAGACTTTGCTAATACTTTATTTGGTACTTTTTTGAATGTGGATTATAGAGAGTCTACAGCAAAAATGGTTTGTTTTTATGGTGGAAAACCAAGTGAACAATTGGATTTGAAAAATAATGTTGATTATCGTAAAAGAAGTGACGCATTCGAATTAAGAAGAGCAAGTGATAATCCTTTGGTTGAAAATCAAATTGGAAAAAATGATTGGGACAAATCGAATAAAGTTGTTGGGTTCAATATTGATGTTGGTCCACAAAATCAAGGTATATTTATGAGTTTTAATGTTGGACAAGAAGCTGGTAAAGCTACAGCGGAATCATTAGAGGCAACAAATATGTTGGCTAATCAAGGTAATAATAGAGGAGCGTCATCACAAAGTGTTTCATTGTATAACTTGTATAAAAATAGAAGTTATAGTTGTGAAGTTGAAATGATGGGGAATGCCCTTATTCAACCAACAATGTACTTTAATTTGAGGAATGTTCCGATGTTCAGTGGACCTTATATGATTTTAGAAGTAAATCACAGTATTAGACCAGGAATGTTCTCAACTAGATTTAGTGGTATAAGACAACCAACAGCGGCACTTCCAAAGATTGATAACTTTATGCAATCTCTTAAACAAAATTTAGTTCAAACAATCATTGCAAAGAACAAACAAGAAAAAGATAAAATACAAGCGTCAGCTGCTACAAATAGTACAAGTGTAAGAACAAGTACCCCTACAAAATTAAACGCTTTGGGTAGTACACAAAATTGTAGTGCTAGTACAAAATACAACACTTATGTTGCTGAAAAACCAACATCGACCTTCCAACCATTACAAAATATTGTAAATCAAATAGTTGGTAAGACTGATAGTGTATTGTTAAGATATTGTATGTTTGCTAGAATATATTTCATTTCGGGTGGTGAAAACATTATAGAATCATATGCTAATAATTTTGCTGGTATAGCATTAAACGATGATTGGGGACCTTCAGAAGTTTATTTCTCAAAATCTAAAAAGTTTTTCTGTACTCCTGATAATACACCTATGGTTTATTTTAATACCTTAGACGACCAACTTAATTTTATGTTTGCAAGATGGAGAAGTTATCCAACTTCATTAAAATTACAAAATAATGTACAAGATATTACTAAATTTGTTTTAATTACCTCATTTGGTGCTGATTTCAACAAAGGACAAGCGGCATACAATTCTTATATTGGTACAAATGAACTTAAAAATTTTGAAGCAATAGTTCAGAAATCAATTGATTTATATAATTCAGTAACTCGATAAATTTTTAATCAATTAAAGATATTTATAATAAAAAACATATGAACGTTAAACTAATATTGGATAATTACTTAGGTAAAAACACCAAAACAACAGAAAAAGACTTGGGTGATGGTTCTAAACAAGTTTGTGATTTAGAAACTGGTGAGTGTTACGTTGTAAGAATGAAAGATGGATTAATTGAAAGAGTTGATAATACGATGAAAACACACAAGAGAATTCAAGTTGAAACTACTAATGGAATAAAACAATTATTAAACGGATAACAAAAAATGAAAGTAGATATTAAAATTCTGAACGAAATCAGACGATACAAAGATATAAATAACTACTTGGTAGAACAAGATGTTCCACCTCCACCACCACCTGCTGGTGACTTAGGTGCTGTACCTCCACCTCCAGGTGATTTAGGTGCAACCCCACCTCCTCCTGGTGGAGAAACACCTCCAGCTCCTGGTACACCACCCCCAGCACCACCTGCAGCTCCACAACCTGTTGATGTAGAAAAAGATCCAGATGTTGAAAAAGTTGGTGAAGAAGGTAAGGAGAAAAAAATCAAAGTTACTGATTTAGTAAAAGGTCAAGAAACTGTTGAGAAAAAACAAGAGGCTTATTTTGAAAATTTATTTCAACACTTAGATGAGTTGGAAAGTAAATTATCTAATATGGATCAGATTATTGATAAATTAAATTCTATTGAAACAAAAATAGAAAAATATAGAGTTAAAACACCTGAAGAAAAACTTGAATTGAGAACATTGGATTCAGGACCATTCAATCAAAAATTAACTCAATATTTTGAAGAAAAGGAAGATGAATTTGAAGAATCAGGAAAAGACCAATATATTCTAACTCCTGATGAAGTTGAAAATTATTCACCGAATGAAATTAAAAGAAGTTTCAGAAACTTTGAAGATATAGCAGATCCTGATTCTTTTAATAATAGCGGATATCAAAAAATATATTAAAATTCTATTTGACAAACCCACGGCTGACACTTACTATTGTGTATAATATTTTCTAACTAAAAACTTTTTACAATTATGGCGACAAATGCTTTAGATGCAATCTTGGCTCAGTATGAGCAATCACAAAAATCAAGTTCAACTTCGAACAAAATGTCTCAAGACGAGAGAATGAAGAAATACTTCGCAGCTCTTCTAAAAGACAATGAAAAACAAGGACAAAAAAGATTAAGAATTCTTCCAACTGGTGATGGTAGTTCTCCCTTTAAGGAGGTGTGGTTTCACGAAATCCAAGTTGATGGTAAATGGCAAAAATTTTATGACCCAGGAAAGAACGATAATGAGCGTTCCCCACTTTCTGAGGTGTATGAAGAACTAATGTCAACTGGTAGAGATGCCGACAAAGAACTTGCCAAACAATATAAACCCCGAAAATTTTACATCGTTAAATTAATTGATCGTGACAACGAACAAGATGGTGTAAAGTTTTGGAGGTTCAAACACAACTATAAAAACGAAGGTATATTAGACAAACTAATTCCTATCTTCCGTGCTAAAGGTGATGTAACTGACCCAACTAAAGGTAGAGATATCATCCTTGAAATGACTAAAGCTAAAACCCCTAAAGGTGCGGCATATACAGTTATTCAAACTATTATGTATGATGACCCAGCTCCCATTCACGAAGACAAAGAAACTGCTGATGGTTGGGTAAATGATGAGTTATCTTGGGCGGATGTTTATTCTAAAAAACCAGTTGAATACTTGGAAGCTATTGCCAAAGGTGAAACACCAAGATGGGATAGTGAAAAGGGTGGTTATGTTTATGGTAACTCTGATGCAGGTGAAGTATCCTTCGGTGGTAAATCTACACCAACTTACTTAGACGACTCCAACGACTTTGAACCAAATGGTGACTTACCTTTCTAAAATTATTATCTAACCTGAACCCCATTCTAAAAGTGGGGTTCTATTTTATTCCTTAAAAATTATAAAATGGCAATTAAGAAAAACGACTTTAGTAGTATAAAGAAGAAATTCTCGACTTCTGCTAAATACAAACCCCAAAGATATTTTGAATTGGGTACTGAATTTTTGGATGCCGTTGGATTACCAGGTCCTGCTATAGGACACCTTAATATGTTATTAGGTCACTCTGATACTGGTAAAACAACTGCTCTTATTAAAACTGCTGTTGATGCACAAAGAAAAGGTATTTTACCTGTCTTTATTATCACAGAACAAAAGTGGAGTTTTGAACACGCAAAACTTATGGGACTTAAATGTGAAGAAGTTGTTGACGAAGAAACAGGTGAAATGGATTGGGATGGTTTCTATCTATTCAATAATAGTTTTGAATACATTGAACAAATTACCGATTATATAAATGAACTATTGGATGCTCAAGAAAAAGGTGACTTGGAATATAGTTTATGTTTTATGTGGGATTCAGTTGGTTCTGTACCTTGTAAAATGACATATGAAGGTAAAGGTGGTAAACAACATAACGCTTCAGTTCTTGCTGATAAGATTGGTATGGGTATTAACCAAAGAATCTCTGGTAGTAGAAAAGCTGAATCTAAATTCGAAAACACTTTGATTATCGTTAATCAACCTTGGGTAGAATTAC